AACCTTACTGCAGGTTGACCTCTTTCAGTCAAAGCCATAGACAGAGTATTATTACAAACTACCCTTGTCATAACAAACTTGACATCAATAGATTTTCCATAGACGTGAGGATTACTAAACAAAAGATATCCTTTTACTTCGTCTCCACCAAACAGAGTGAAACCGTCTTTCACATCAGCTGCAGCAAAGACCATTTGACCGTCTTTAATACTACCTGCTGTGTCCATGACCATATCACCATTTGATACAAAGTCAGTAAAGAACTCAAAAGCTTCTAGGTTTTGACAAGGTTTCCAATTACCAGAAACATTTGTCAAGATCTTGCCGTCAGTGTCTCTTACCAAAGCCTCTTGACCTGTCTCAATCTTTTCACCATTGAGTTCAATAAAGGACTTCTGCTTAGAAACTGTCCAATCAAGATTAGCAGCTTTCATCATTTCTATCGGAGTCATATCATCCGATACCGGTACACCAAGACCATGCCAAGGTACACCTTTACTTTCACGATATGCCATAGAGGCTACACCGTTTACCATTTCCAATTCATGTGCCATAATTTATCTCCTTTTCCACAATTATTGATTAAATTTCTCAGTCCAAGCTTTGAAGATTTCAAAAGATTCTCCTTTGCTCAAACCAAACTCATCTTGAAGCACCTTAGGAGCACCGAACATATTAATAGTTCCTGACTCCCTCAGAGCATCCAAAAATTCAAAATATTCATTAAGCGACATCAGCAAGAACTCCTGTGATACCTAACTTCTTGAAACCGAAATCACAAACCATGTAATGATCTCCTGTGTCCTTCTCTACGATGATATCACCGACTGAAGTACTGTGACCTTGATGAATGGTGAACACTGCATCAGGTTCGTCCCATAGGTTTGTAATTTTAAATACGTGATCCAAGCTTTGCGCTTGAACTTCAAAGCAATCTTTAAAGAACTTAAAGTTCTCAATGTCGAAAGTATCATCTTGACTAAAATGCATACAATCCATTCTTGCTTTCCAGGCTCCTGACTTTGCGACAGCGCCATCCCAATTATACAGGTTAGGATATTCCCTTTCTTCTTTAGGAATCACTACCTGTTTCACAATGTAATTTTTCATATTTTCCACCTTTTCCATAATTTATACAACCATTATACTCTATCTCATAACGAATGTCAATAGTTTTTATGAAAATAAATTCATTTTTTTCGCAGCAATTTTGACATGCTTGTCCATTTGGGCATCTACAATGTCATGGATTAAGTCCCAATTTGGGCTACGGTAATTGCTACCACGAAGATGTTGCATAACACCAGGGAAGAATTTAGCAACCTTACGGCTGACAGAATTACATCCACCGTTGTTAAAAATATCGTAGTATGCGTTGACAACTTGACGATAACGGTCAAGCGGTTGATTGATACCTGAAGAATCGTCTCCAGGAACATTATAACAAGGACCAGATACTGGGATCATATTTCCCATTTTATCTGCCAAATCTTGATGAGGTCCGTTTCCACCCCAGTATGATAAATCACTCATAATTTAACTCCATTTCCAATTTACAGATACTATTATACTCTATCTCATGGAGAATGTCAATAGTTTTTATGAGAAAATTTTAAGAAAAAAATAGGACCCAGTTTACTTAACTGGATCCCATGATTCGTCAAGCATTGTTTGAGCTTGACCTTTTAAGATAGGGTCTGCTTTTGTCAAAACATCCATCATATATTGCTTTTCGTATTTGTAAGCTTTATGGAAGAATTTTTGGTCATGCGGAATAATGGTTTGACTATTATGAATTAAGTCGGCAACCTTTATTGTTTGACTTTCTGCAGGTCCTAATGCAAAATGGTCGGCATCCATCTTTTTACGAAATTGACGATTGCCGTCATCTTTTTCTGAAACGTTTGTGCAGTAATGAACATACTCTGCAACGACTGAACCAAAGCTATCTTTGATTTCTCTAAATGTGACATCAGTATCTTCGACTACGTCGTGCAACAAAGCTGCAGCAATCATCTCAGGAGTATGCTCTACAGTTTCAACTATTTTTGAAACACCTATAGGATGAATTGAATATGGTTCTCCGGTGTATTTCCGTCTTTGACCATTGTGTGCTTTGATACACAGCATTAACGCTTCTTGAACTAATCTCTTTTCTGATATCAACATAATGGAGCTATTTTAATCTATTTTCTTTATGATGTCAATAGTTATTTATTATTAATGAATAACTTGGCTTCCTTCGGCAACTAAACCGTCTATCATATCAAAGGTTTCTTCACCAAGACCTGACTTAATCATGTCTACGACAGTAGGAAATTCACTGTCAGTTTGAACCTCATATGTTTTTAAATTTCTTTGTTTCTTTGGAGGAAACATATCTTGTATATAATGATAAGCTGCTCTTTCAGTTTTAAACGAACAAGCAGTAGTTAGACCGAAAGGATTGTTCGCGGCAAAACATGCATAAATTCTGTGGTCATCTTCCATTCCAAGATCGTACCCATTATACGTTCCTAGGAATACTCCCATATTGTCATCAGAGATTATGTACCTTTTCTTTTTCATATAATTCTTTATACGTTTCCCTTACAGCTTTAAAGTGGTCAAGATAATCAGATGTATCAAACTCAAACACTTGTGGGTCTTCGTTATCAACTCCAATAAAGACAACACCTTTCTTTACAGGAGTACCAGTCATTTCTTCAAATGCTTTGGCATAAAAAGAAACCTGCATATAATAATTTAAAATCCATTCTTCTTTCTTGAGTTTCCTTGATGTCTTAAAATCAACAACAGCAAGTTCACCATCCCATTCAGCAATACAGTCAACTTGGCCTGCAGTTTGTAATTCGTTAGAATACAAGAAACACTCTTGGTACCAAATATTATTTATTCTTTCGTCAAGAATTGGTTTCATTGTATTGAACATCTGAATATTCGCAGGCATATGCTTTTTAGAATAGTTAGGATCATTATCTAAATAATCTTCACATAGCTTGTGTACTGCGGTACCACGTCTTGCGGCTTGAGTAGAGATACGATTTGCTTCTTCTTCGCCAACTCGCTTTCTCCATTTTGCTAAATCTTCTTTACCTAAGATACCTAATACAGTTGTGACTGAAGGATATCCTTCTCCTGATGGAGTTTGGTAAATACGTTTTCCGTCTATGTTTGCTCTTGTTAATTTTTCTAGGACAGGTGCGTCCGCATTGTGTTCAAATAATTTCATAATAAATCCTGAGAATGTGGGGACCCGAAGGTCCCCGTGTTTGTTAGGCAGTCATTGCTAATGAAGGCCTATATGTTTGTCTCTCCTTTGCGATAATATATTCTTTAACTAAACCACTTCTTACAATATCTTCAATTCCAAATTGAACTACTTTGAAGGAATGGTCCATCCTTTTTAATACATTAATAAAATCTCCAAGACCGGATGTATCATTCCTATTTCTTGAAGTGGCAAGGTCATCTTGCGCTGTGTCACCACAGAATATGATTCTTGATGTTTCACCAACTCTTGTTATGATACTATCAAGTTCATGATAGGTCATACTCTGACATTCATCAACAATGATAATTGAATTATCAAATGTAAGTCCACGAACGAACGATGATGTCATAAATTTGACTGAGTGTTTTTGTTTTAAAATCTCCCATGCGTCTCCTCGGCCAAATAAGTTGTTTACAATATCAGCATAAGGTACTGAATAGACGGCTTCTTTTTGAGCCTGGGTACCTGGCATAAAACCTTGTTCCCTTGTCTGAACTGCTGAACGGACAATTATAACTTGGTCATAATTATCATCATTTAAAATGTCACTCAAACCAAGATATAATCCACACATTGTTTTTCCTGTGCCTGCCGTTCCGATAGCAGCAATATTATATCCAGCACGATAGCTGTCGAACATATCCTCTTGAGTCGTTGTCATTGGGGAAATATTTCTCATTGAGAATTTTGTATCTAAAGTCCCTTTTTGTTTCCTCTTCAATAACCTTTTCTCTTTCGGTGATAAACGACGCTGTCTTGACATATATAATCTCCTTTTGCATCAACTATGGAGATAATGTATATTATTTCCAGTCGTTGATTTTGTTTCCTGTGTATGATTTATTTTTTTTCATAGATGTAAGCAAATCACGAAAACCTTGGTCCGGTTTCATACGGCCCAAGCGTGCGCTATCAATCAAAGTTGACGCACTAGAAATTATTTGTTTTAAATGGGGATTTTCTTTTAGATAATCTTCGCGAGCAGAGAGCTTGAGAAACTTCTCGAATTGCTCGCCTGTTTTTGTATCTTCAAACGTATATGTAGGCATTTAATATCCAATCCAAACTTGCATAATTGTATTTATACAATTTCTTCGTAGATTTCCTTCCAAAGCCTAACTTTTGGTATGTCAGGATGGTTGTAATCATCGTTGAAATCGTGAGCGATTAAATAAGGTCTCAGACCTAGATTCAAGCCACACTCTGCATTTTCAGGTTTATCTTCAACCCAAATACAACCACTATCTTTGTAAGGAGCCAATCCATCATCCTTATCAGCTCCGCAGTCAAGGCAGACGACTTTCTCAAAAACTCCTTTTCCGAACAGAGTTTCAAGATTGTGTTCTCTCAGCTTACCGGCATAGTAATCAGTACTGAGACTAGTAATACAATGAAACACATAACCTTCGTCATGTAATTTTTTAACATATTTGATTGCATCTCTTAGACCGGGTAGAAACCCAATTCTTGCAGATTCGTTGAACTGTCTGATTAACGACTTTGCTTCGGCCTTTGTAATACCGAAAGTTTCAGCAACCTCGTAGGCTCCATGAACTTTCATAATATAACCTTTTTCGGCCATCCAACCGTAGAAGGCATATTTCCAATCAAGGAGAACACCATCACAGTCAACAAGTATTAATTTTTCAGCTCGATAGTTCATTTTTGTCATTTCTTTTTCCATTTCAGATTATATTATAACAAAGAAACGACTGAATGTCAATAGTTTTATGAAAGAAAATTTCGTTTTTCCGTCAACTTTTGTTTTCGAGTATTTCTCGTTTTTTGCTTATTTTTGTTGCGTTTACTATCAACTTTTCTGTATTCATTCCAATCGGAATTATTAGCGCTTTGCTTTTCGCGCCTAGCCATGTTAATTTCCTTTTACTTAAATCCGAGTTCCGGGAGGGCTGTTTCGAAGAGTCCGGGAAATGCTGTTTCAACCGTCTTTCTTGTAAGTCCTTTAACTGGAGTATGAGAAATCATATTCTCTGATAACAATTTTGCATCTCCTGGGTATAGGTCTTCAAGCAGTTGAATGAACAACGCTTCACGTCTCATTTGGTTGAGGTTGTCATAACCACCACCTTTAAAGAAAATTCTTAAACGTCTTGCTTCTCGATACAACATAGTATCAAGGTCAATTAAATTATTTTCTTTATATGGGGGTTTACTGTCAGGTACCATGAATTCAATATCTTCATCATAAATCAAACGAAGAACTCCTTTCAATGGCACTGAGGCATATTTTTGTAAAAAGGCAACTTTGTCTTTTACACTTTTTTGTTTTACTGCTCCGTCAATGACGTCGCATACTGCATCTCTAATCATAATTAAAAATCCTGTAAGTCTCCAATCAAGTTTTTCAACTTTTTCTTTACGAAGTAGTTAAACAAATGAGATCGTCCAACTTCTTCTTGGTTATTATATTCATTCAGTATAATATCTTTATACTGCTGAGGAATCTGAGATAAGTCAATCATTTGCTTATTACGATTGAACCTTAACTTAGTTTCTTCATCCATTTGGTCAGGTGTACTTGTGAACGTTTCAATCCTTTTCTTTGTCATCGGCTTTTGTCTTTCACCGATTGCTAAACAATTGTCAGCAGAAAGAATATTTGGAATGCCGTCACCAACATCACCTTTTAATACATGTTCCTGTAAATATTTATTAGGATCTGCATGTCTTATCCATTTCTTCAACACAGGGTTGTATTGGTCAACATTCGCATACTTATGTAATTGAATGAAATCTTTATCTCCTGAAAGGATTAATATCTTTTCAGCGCCTGTGTTAAGTTCAGTACCGTGTTCCTCGACCAATGTAGCAATAATATCATCTGCTTCACAACGGTCAATGTATAATACTTTATATGGAAAGAATTCTTCAATCTCTCTACGGATTTCATGAATTACATCAAAGAGTGCATTCCAATCGAGTTCTGATTCATCGCGATTCTTTTTACGATTTGCTTTATAATATGGAAAGTAATCTTTTCTCCAAACATTCGTATTATCACAACAGAGAACAATTTCTCCATATTCACCAGAGAACTTTTTACGATTGAACCTGATAGAATTTAAAAACATATGTCGGAGAAGATTTTCATCAAGCTCGACATTTGTATGGTTTCCAATACCTGCGAAAAGACTCGCAAGCATTACTTGGTTATAGTCAACTAATATCATAATTTATCCAAATTTACTGTTTCAATGTACCATTTTAATCTAAATCAGAGTCAATGTCAATAGTTTCTTCCAAATTCTTTTTCAGTCCTCCAGACATACGGTCCGGGTCAGAATCTAATATGAGAACGTTATGTTCAGCAAAAGGTTGTAATTGATGTTCTTCTCCCATCGTTTGTAGATGTAAAGAACGGATTGCTTCAAATATTAAAATCATCGATGGAAAGTATTTTTCCATGTCAGAATCAAAATCGCAACCTGCCCTTGCCATTTCACCTAATACATTTTCCCAAATAATTTCAGCAAGCTCTGTTGAATAAGATTCTTTATATTCTTTAATCCTTTGTTGAACTGACACTTGGTCAATTGGGGGATTTGAATGTATAGAAGGAAACTGTATTAAGTTATCCTTGTTTTTGGTAGGCATCTCCTAAGTTCCTTAATAAGGTTGACCACATAGTGGCAAATGAGGCAATTGAATTTCTTGCCAAGTTAAAACGGTCAGAAAAAGTAAATCCGTGGAAATAGTTAGGATCATTTTTCATTTGCGTTAGTATTTGTCTTGTCACAGCAAAAGCATAATTTGCATGATGATTCATATCTTCATTCCAATCATACATAATTGTTGCATTTGCTCCTGTCTCAGGTAGTGCTCCATAATTTGGATGAATACAAATCATTTGCGACTTAATTGCTTCAAGCAAAGCAATACAAGATGTTTCTTTCCATATATTAGGATATAAGAAAATATGAGATTTATCTAATGCTTCTAAAACTTCGTCGTTTGACTTAACTCCATGATAAGTCATTTGTTCATGGTCTTCAATTCTTTTAAATAATTCTTTATAAGCTTCGTTGCGTTGTTCCCAACCATAAATCTCAAAACCTGAAAATACATCAAGATGAATATTATCAAATTCTTTAGTAAGGGATTCAAAAATAGGTACAAGCAATTCTAATCCACGATGTGGAGTTGTATGATAGACGAAACGAATTGTTTCCATATCTTTTTCTTTAGGGTCGTATTTCTTTTCAACCGCATTGTGAATAACTGAACACATACTATATGGTATACCAAATCTTACAACGTATTGGTCACGCTGCCAAGCTGACACAAAGACAAAATGATTAAACTTTTGCCATCCGCCATCTTTTAAGATTTGATTCTCAGGATCTTCTGCTAGGTCATGACACCAAAGTACATTTGGGACATCATCGTATAATTCTCTAGGTCTTGATAAATGTACTGCTACTTTTTCTAATACTTCTTTATCAATATTATCTATCAAACGTTGTCTCATCATTTCAGTTCCACCATTTGCGTTGGCAGATTGTTCTGAATTAATGATTTCGCCTTTATAAACACAACTCATTATAATTCTCCATAAATTTTATGTGATTCTCGTTCATTGTCAAATATACCATCAAGTGATAACCACTGACCTTTCTTTTCCCACCATCCATCAAGGAACTCGTAAGAATAGAAAGCTGAACTTGCTTGTTCGTTATAATAATATATATTCTTTGAACGGAAGTCAGTCACATTGTGATTGAATAACGGAAAAGTAATTACTAATCCAAATCCGTGTAATATATTATTTTCTGTTGTTATCGGACTGCCTAATGGCATACGATAATTAATTTTACTTGGATCTTCTCCAAAATAATATTCTATTAATTTTTTTGCATACTCTCTTTTTATTGCGTATGCTTGTAAACCGTGGTCCCAGAGTTCTCTTTTTCTAGGAACCATCGGAATGTATTCGTTTTGAAAATCATAAGGATATTCAAAAACATTACACATATGTAATGCTCCCCAATCCCATTGATTACATCTTTCAATATAATCTTCTAATGTGAAGTTCCAATATTGAACTGTCTCGTAATCTAAATCGTCTTCAAAGAACAAACCATATTCTTCGTCCGTATTTTCATACCACCATTTAATTGTAAGAAGATGGGACGATGTGACACCTTTTGTTGTTTGCTCAATTGCTGTTTGGTCACCTACGAAAGAAATACTTTTTCCTTCTTCATAACGATCGTACCGATGAATCTTTATATTGTTAACACCGTGCCTTTCAAATTCTGATGTTGTCCAGCTTGCTCGGTCAGTACACTCTTTAAGATTGATTATGTTCGGTATCGGTAGATTCTGTAATTTGTCCGTCAGTGCTATCAAGTTTAAACTCTTCATTAAGTTCATTGTAAATCTCAATAAGGGTTGCGTGGAAATTCCTTACTGCGCCATTGTTATGTACTCTATAAGTTCTTATATCCATTTCTTCATTAAGTACATATGCTTTATCAATCTTGGTCTCAAAATTGATACAATATTCTTTAACTAAATTACCATTGAAATATCTACGACTATCTGTAGAATAATCAAATCCTTCTCTTGTAAGTTGAACAATAATAATGTTCTCTGCTCCGACTTTTTCAATCAAAGGTTCAAGTTCTTCAACAAAACCGCCATCAGCGATTGCGTAATGTTTACCTTCTTCAACTTCTTCGGCAACTAACTTACCGAAATAATCCAATCCTTCCTTTGGTTTAATAATGTCTTCGGATACATGAATCATTGCCTCTCTACGAGACATCATATTTAAAGCAACTTCTTTCTTTTCTTTACTTTCTCTGTTTTCATAACCTTGCATAAACCATCTTTCATCAACATTAAAGTGTTTTACTGTTTCTTTAAATAGTTGATATTTGAAAGACAGGTTTCCAAAACCAAACATTTCTTTATAGAGGCTTGCTGCTTCATCTTTCCCAGAAGCCGGGGGTCCGTTAAATATTACTATCATCTGTTATACCGTTTTCTTGATAGAATCCATACTTACAAATATAATAGGCATCTACGATATCAGTAATTGGATTCCATGATTTGTTTATTATACCACATTTTTCGCGAATGTCAATAGAAACTTCTTCCTCAAACGCTTCAATCATTCTTTCTTTATTTGCGTTTCCTTTACCACTTGCGAACTTCTTAATCACTGTTGGTGCAAATACTCCAAACTTTCTTTCTTGTTCATAAAGCTTGTGTTTAAATAAACCTGCATTTTCTGCGATTTGAAATACTCGTCCTACTGCACCAAATGCGTATCCTTCAATTCCAACAAAGTCAGCATCAAGTACTTTCTCTAAAGACCAAGAACCTAACATATCATATCGTTCCTGGTCGCTTGTCCAATTGTCAGGATACATTGTTGCTACGTATTGACCTTTTTCACCTTGTAGCAACTTCTTTTGTTTTACGTAATAATAAAACGTGCAATTTTCATATTTCCATTCATCACCAACATGAACACAAATAGCAGGACTTGATAAACTATAGTCCACTCCTGCGAATTTCATAATGTACTCCATAATTTAATTATAGAGTTATTTATTCATTTCAGCTCTATAGAAAACATGACTGCCTATAGTACCAACTTGTTGTAATGTTGGAGCCCAATATGGTTCAATCCAATCAGCGTGATAATGTGTTGCTCCTTCAGTTAAACCGCGATACCTTCCATCGTTTATTATCTGAACTGATATTAAAACAGCTTCTCTCCACGAATCGGAATCATAAGGATCATCTGATTTTCCATCACAATACCAACTAAACTGACATTGGTTTCTAATAGGTACAAGCACATTAGGGTCCTTCCAAGAAGGTTTGTGTTTACCCTGATATATAACATCACATACAGTAGAAGGGTATCTAGTGTCATATACACGATTTAAGACAACATCAGCAACAGCAAACTTGCCTGCTAGGTTATCGGATCTTGCTTCATGATATACATTAAGTGCCATACAATGTTCAGCACGAGTTAAAACGTAATCAACCTCAAGCTGAATTGGTTCTGCCTGAGGTTGTGCGTTTATTACAAAAAGAGGAGAGACAAAAGTCAATCCTATCAAAAATATAATTAAAGAGGTTCTCATGTACTTCGGCAGTAATGGTCATATAACGCTTGTCCTTTTAGCTCTTTGCCAAAAGTACGAAGAAGTTTTCCGTCTTGTGTCCTTTTAATTAAACCACAATTATATTCTACGTCAGTAACCATTTTTCCATTCTCTGTATCTTCAGGATGGTCGTCATACCACATAGAATCAAAAGAATGTACATGTAAAGACTTGACTTGCATTGCCCAATCTTCAGCTTCTAACAAAGTTTTTTGTTTTTCGACCACGTCATCATATTGCGTCATAGTTTTTCTCCCGGAGTGAAACCCCTAAATGTTTTAAATCTTGGAAATCTTAAACTGTATTCGTCTTCGGAATCTTGACTTATTGTAATGGCATCAGCTCTTACTTCAACTAATTGACCAACCACAGAGTCAAGGTTATTCCAAATATCATCCCGCATATCATCGCTGAGACCTGTGCCAACATTAACCTTGATAAACTTACCTTCATCGGTACCTTCACAGACAAGTGCTCCTGTGCTTCCTTCATTTTTTCCTGTTCCTTCTTCAACATCGGTGACTTTAAGTGTTACTTCAATATAAGGTTTCATTTTCAACCAACCATAGCTTCGTTTACATTCGTAAGCTCCACCTATAGGTTTAACCATAATACCTTCATAACCGTTTTCAATTGCTTCATTATTAATTTCTTTAAACTTATCAGCATCATCTTCGATGTTCAAAGTATAATATTTTAATAAACGAATACAATCTTCAAAATACTCGGATTCTGAAAATCCTTTTAATAAGGACTTTCTTTTATCGAGAGGTAAGGTACTTCCTCCTGTCATAAATTCGTCAAGAGGTAGGAAATCAAATAATGCAAAATACGCATCTTCAGTTTGAGCACCTTCTTTCCTATGTACTTGTTTCATTAATGATTGAAAATCTTCTGACATAACTTCACCGTCAAAAACTAGATTATCAAACATCTTCTTACTGAATGCTTTTTCAATATGTGGGAAGTTATTTAATTGTTTTCCATTACGAGAGTAAATAGTAGCATTGCCATTCTTAACAATTACAATTGCTCTAACACCGTCGTACTTATATTCAACAACAACATCTCCTGTAATCCTTTTAGGATTGTTATCAC